ATATTACTTCCGGCCACGACTACTGCTGAAGATTCAACAGAGGCAACGGGGTCAGAGTACAGAGGATATAAGAAGGTCAGCAAAGCGTTAATCTCGTCCATGTTCTCTTTTGCCTGTGCTATTGAAGAAGCCGGGACGACCCACGATACAGCCAACGCTCGGCGAGTATTTTGGAAAGTTGGTATAGGGTCCATTCGCCCGTAAACTTGTTCCGAAGACCACTCTGAATTGTAAGCGTCACTGAACGAGTCTACGAATGCCGAGAAAGAAACCGACGCTCCTGTAGGAACGTGCTGTATGTCCAAGGTGAACCCCTCGTTAAACAATGTCTGCTCGCCGGCATTTCCTTTGTCCATGCCTGTCATTTTTCTTTTGCTAAACACACTACTTTCTGCCATTTGTCTCTCCCTATCTTGCGATATTCATTCCGTACTTATCATTTAGTAGACTAACTATAACCTCGCCAAGCTTCGTATCATTAACTTGCAGGACCACGGTACGATCAGCGGATGAGCCGCCTCCGGATGGAGTAGACATGCTCCCGAGTGCATTTGCAATTTTTTCAAAGCCTCCCATTTCGGCTGTTTTTGTTGCTTCGCCCACGTCAGCCACGGCGGACATAGCCCTCTCCATGTTGTCTAGTTCAGATGTGCTCATCTTCGTCGAGACCGTGATAATACTCTCTAGAGACCTTAGTCCAGACTCTGCTTCCTTGAGGGCGGACACTCCGTCGCTTATGCTTGCCATAGATTGCCCAAGAGACAGAAAGGCTGAACTCAAAGCGGCAACGCCGATCATCATGGCAGCCCCCGAAATCGGATTCATCATTGCGAAGCCAAGTGCAACCAGAGCAGCGACAAGAATAAAGATAGACGAAGCAAAAACAACTATGCCCATACCGACGCTGCCCCACTTCAGTTTGCCCATTCTTTCAAAACCGTCCGCAAAGGTGCCGATGCCTCCTGCCAACAAAGACATTCCGTAAGCAGCAAGTCCAATACCTGCACCCAGCATTAAAGCGGCAGCACCAAGGGCCAGCATGCCGAGAGCAAAGGCCGGCAAAACACCAGTATAAACCGCAACTGCGGCAACAGCCATAAGAGCTACAAATGGGATTATTAACAACCCGAGCGCAGCTACTGCTGGCCAAACTGCATCACCGAGCCCAGCAAATGCCATAACAAGCGTAGCCATACCAGTTGCCGCTAGCCAGATACCGGCACCCAATAACAACACGGCGGCTCCCAGGGCTAGAATACCTAATATTAATTGTTTATTTATCTTTAGCCCCTTCTTTGCCTGCTCATCGGCTAACTTTTGAGCCAATGCCTTTTCACCCTCAGAGGCAGCAAGGGCCTGATTTGATGCTGTCTCCGTAACATTGAATGCTATTCTGAGTTTTGCCAGCACAGTGCTTGCTGCGGAAATAGCTTGCCATGCTTTATGGATAACTAGTATAGCCTGGAAGGCTTTATAAAGTGAGGCGAGGACGCCGACGAGGATGAGAAAGCCGCCAATATACGGCAGTATCCCAGACTCAGCCATGGAGGTAGCCCACCCAGCGATCACAATCGCCAGCGGGGCGAAAGCCTGCATCATTTTTTCACCAGCAGCCGTCAGCTTCTGGGTCATGTCTGTGAGTTTAGCGGCTCGCTCAGAGGCTTCTATCTGTTTTTCATTATACTTTTCGAATTCTTGTGGATCTCCGAATATTTTCGCAGCCACATCGACGTCAATACCCATCATCTCGGCAATGGCCTGCTGCTCTCTGTGGTGCAGCGTATCAAACTCTTTGCCAGTGGCTTGGAATTCCCTCTGCATTATACCAAGGCGGTCAGCATGCGATGCTGTCAATAATTCCGTGGAGTTAATTTGCATCCCCAACTGTGCGTTAAGCTTTCCAGCCATATCGGAAGCACCTTCAAATGTATCAACTGCTTCTGCTATATTGAATGCAGCCTCAACATCAACGCCCATGGCCCTAGCTTTTTTAGCTAAGTCTTCGAATCTTTTAACGCCGTCTTTTCCGAAGCGTGCCATCTTTGGTCCAAGTTTCCCAAAGTCCTCAATCACTTGTCCAGTCGGTAGACCAAGCCCCTGAGCCAAGTCATCAAGCCTTGGCAAAAGTTCATCGGTTGATCCCACTGATCCTTTCATGGAGTGAGTTACAATATCTATTGCTCTTGCGGATGCCTCAGAAGAAACGCCGAGGCGATTCATCATCACAACTTGGTCACTCAAGGCTTTTTGCTGTGCGGGGGCCATGAGACCGAAATCATTGAAATTCTTATTCAGAGCCACCTGGGCTTCCGAAGCATCTTTATAGGTTGTTCCAAATTTGCTTCCTTCGGCAACTTGCGCATGCATCACATCAACAGATTGCTGTCCGAGCCCGGTGCTAACCTGCAACGACTTCTCGAACGCATCAAACTTTAGTCCGATATCCTTTAGCTGACTTGCCATGTCCATAATGCCGCCAGAGAAGGCAATATTTTGGGCACCAGCAAACCTCATGGTCTTGGTCATACCCTTTAGGGCTTCTTGACCACGCTTTATCCAGAATTCTCGTTTTTTCTCCGCAGCAACTTGCTTCTTTAATGTTCCTACAAACGCTTCTACTTCTTTGCCGTGGCCTTGGATAATCTCTTTAGCAATTTCGACATTTTCGTTATATTCAGAAAGGTCTTTGGTTCCCCTTTTTCTGGCTTCTTCTAGTTCAGCTTCAACTCTTAAAAGCTCATTGATATCATTTTGAACTTCTTTGGTTATCTTGCCTTCTTGGACAAGTGCTTCAAAGTTTTTTACAGTTAACTCATTGACGTTGCTGAGTGTGGTTCTTAAGAATCCATACTGCTCGTTCAGACCCTTGATAGCTTGGGCTTGGTCACGGGTAGCGTCAGCAGCCGATTTGCTGGCCGCTGCTTCTGCTGCTAATTGTTCTGGGGTCTTATCGTCAGCCACCTAGCTCACCTCACGGGTTGCGAATTGGCCAATTAATCTTAGCTTCTCGCTCAAATCTTTTAATTGCTACGTCGAGTTTAGATTTTTGTTTATAAGTCATAGGGTCGTCTAGACCGTATTTTGTAATATAATCCATATATCTTTTTTCGTTCACCAGAGCGTCTGTGAACCGAGTAACTTCTAATTTATTGCCTCGTACTTTGACTGGGATTCTGCGTCCTTTGTACATTTTAGACAAAAGATATTCTATCCAAGCAGCAAACACATGAAGAATATTTTCGTTTATCTGCCCCTTGCGAGCAGCGCCCAAATCAAATACGATGTTTTCAAATTCATCTTCGCTTAACATACTAATCCCCAGCATCATTACTTTGTTTAATAAATAGTTGCTAAATGAGGTTTATCTTCTCGATTTGGATTTTGATTTGCGAAGGCTTTCTTCCTGAGCTTCGCTTTCTTTTTTCTTTTGTTCGGCAAGCCTATTCAGAAACCACCTTCGTATAACAATCGGGAGGTTATAAGCCTCGAAGAAGCTCCATCCCCCATAATACTTAAGTTGAAAAAATTCTTCGTAGATTGCTATTTTATATTCGTCACTTAGGCCAAAAAAAGTCCGTAGTTAGCGGAACCTCCATGTCCGCCGTATGGCCGCAACTGGCACACTCAAATGTATGAGTCATGTCAAGGTTTGGAGTCACCTTACTCAGGGTGGTACGCAAGTATCTTGAATCTTTAGCCGGCATCTGACGTACAAAAGTAGTGCGGCTGATAAGATCAGTATCCCCATTGACAGAGATGATTACTTCTTTAAGCTGGTCCGTCAGCATGGAGGACGGCATCTTCTTCTTCTGTCTTCTCTGAGATTCTTTAAAGATTTTCACTTCATCGTTGCCGGTCAAAAGTCGGCACTCCACTTCCACCTTAGAAAATGGAAGTGTTATTGTAAAAGTGCTCCTATTAGTCAGGGTAATCCCAAGCTCTTCAATTGCCTCAGATGTGTTGATTGCTTTTACATCCGATAGATCAAACGAGAAATCGTCTACCTCAGCACAGGCTGGGCAGGTTACTTTTGTATCATACTCTGCGCCGTATCCTGTGATTCTAGCAGCCACGATAACGGCATTTTTGTCACCGACCAACATATCGTTGACCTTGATGTTCTTGTCTGTGATTAAGTTTTGCAGTGCCCTGTCAATTGCGGTACCGTTTTTAAGAAGTGCCCTATCGGTTAGAATATCTTCCTCTTTCGCAGTCATATAGCGAATTTCAATTTCCTCTCGTCCATGGAGAGGATGTTGAGGGGGGTAAAAAACACCTTGGCTGGGCAAGGTGACTGTCTCTGTCGGAGTTGACCAACTAAACTTTGCTGTGGATGATGTTTCTTCCGGAGCAATTGCGGCGGGGGCGACACCGTCGTCTTCCAAGAAGATTTCTTCGGTGGAGCCCATACGGCCTTCATTTCTATTCATTTTCCATAACCTTTCTTTATAATAATAACCTTGTTATCTCTTTTTGTTAAGAGATATTTAAAGTCCTATTGAACCGCCACGTTTACCCTTGGAGTATTCTGCCCAATCAAAGGCCACTTCCACAGTAAGCTCGTTCATCTCATCAGAAGTATAATCCAAGCTTCCTCCGAAATCGACACTAACTATCCAAGCATTTTTCAAGGCCCAGGTATCAATCGGGTCACCCTCGGCATCAATTTGTTGAATGAGGATATCTCCGCCCAAAGCGTCGCTAGCCTTTTTCTTACTAATGCTGGCACGCTTGTTGGAATCTGTAGGATATTGATATCCCGCTGCCGTTAGTCTCTGGATAAAAGCACTGGCAAGATCTGGATCGACCGGGTCAACCAAAGTCATACTTATGTTGTCCCAGGTGACTCTTCCGGGGTACTTAAAGGTATAATCCAAAAACATATGTTCCACAGTTGAAACGTTTGCCTTTGGCTTCGTTGCTGTTTTAATGGACCACACAGGGATAGCGTCCATGCCGGCTGCGCCTCCAAGTTGGACTAGGAACCGATATCGACGTTTTGGGTCGCTTTTTGCTTGTCCCCACCAAAGATCTGCCATGACTTACTTTCTCCTATTGCCTAATGAATATCATAATAAATAGTTTTATAAAACTTTTTTAGTCCTCAAATGATGCGCCGCTGTTTGTGATGACAAAGTCAATAGCGAAGAACTCTACAGATCGAGTTGGCTTCACCAGCAGCTTAGCATACACAATATTTCTATCGACAAGATCTGGTGTCGTGGTAGTCTCGTCAAGGATCAACTTGAAATCTGAAATACCAAATTGAGCCTTTACAGAATCCAACAAAGGTGTTGCCTGTTGAGTAAACCTCGCCCAAGTGTCTCTCGTGTTCTGTTCGAACAGGAGCCGAGAAGCAATAAATGATATTTCACGCTTCAGGAACACCATCAGGCGACGGACGTTAATCCGATCAAGAGCAGAGGCTGTCTGTTGAAGTGTTTTTTGTCCGAAGATAACGATCCCTTCTGCTGGGAACTTCGCTACCGGATTAATATTTGCTTCATACATTCTATCTCTCTCGTCCGAAGTCAGACGCTTGGAAACCTCTAGCACCGGGATGCCTGCTGCACCCTCTGACAGTCCACCTCGCTGGAAACCAGCAGGAGCAAACCATGGGGCAGCAACCTTGTCCGTGGTAGAAAGAGCGCCCATGGCCACTACCGAAGGAGGTGCCCAAAGTGTTCTGTTAGACACGGTATCTTGTATCAACACCCAAGGGGCGTAACAAGCTCCGTAGCTATTGTTAATGTTTCTTGCCTTAAGCGCATCAACTGCCTGCTTCACAGTATAGGCGTTTCGAGTAGCAGCACTTTCTGTGCTTTCTGTGTCTGCATCGTACACTTTTCGAATATCTATGATAGCCAAGGCGTCGCCACGAGCTTCTACCGTATCAAGTAAATGATTGGTTGCGTTCTCCTGGGTGATCCCTGGCATTGTTATCAGATTATACGACGTCGTCTCTGAGTCGGACAGTATGTTCACCGCACGTTTCAGAGTGTGTAGCTGATAGGACTCATCCTCGTCGGAGGCCTCCTCGAAGCCGCTCAGGCGGAAAGGATCACGCTCGGCAATATCAAAGCCGTCGGAACCTCCTGCCAAAAGAGTGGTAAATCTATCTGCGCCACGATCCAGTGTTCCTGTATAAGAGGAACTAATGGCCGAAAGGCTTGTTCCAGCAAGTCGAGACCCCGAAGTATAAGTCAATGTACCGTTAGTTTCGGCAACGACATCATCGAGCGAGAATGTCCAAGATATTGTCACAGCGTCGGTTGCAACGCTTCCCGAGCTTTGTCCAATTCCGGAGGCTTCAACATCATGATCCGTCGAATAGGGCGTTCCCTGGAGTCCTTTTGCACGAGGGCGGATCAAATCTGTGATTTCGTCATTAAACAACGTGTCAGTAGGAGTCTTGCCCGTCCATGCACCCCAATAGGTGTTCTTCATCTTTTGTGTGTCACCCCAGGTGCTTCTTTTCCGCAGAGGAACTCTTGGGAACTTAATAGAACCAGAGAACGACCCCGTCCGCTGGGCAACGCCTCCGACGTTGAGAGAGAGAACATCGTTTGAGCGCCACGCAGCGCCGCCGATATCGCCGAAGGAAGAAGTTGTGCCTCCGAATACCATAGAACTAGCTCTTGCCGAAGCGGATACAAACTGTCCGATGCTGGTGACTATTCCTGATCCAGAGAGGATCGTGCAATCACGATATTTTAAAGGACCATAGACGCCGAAGGGCAAGCAAGCTTCACTGTGAGCCCCACGGTCAACATCTTCATCCATGGCAACACGGATGTGCTTAGACTTGTTCGAATATTGACCATAGACTCTATTGAGTTTCATAGTCTCGTCATACACTTCATATTGATCGCCGATGGCTCTTGCAATATAGCTCGGAGAAGCAGGATTCAGACTCAGTCCATCATATCTTTCTAGGATGATCGGATTTTCATCGGTATCACGCATTTTTCGAACCAGCAGACCAAAAGACCCGTACAATTCAAAGTCTCCAGCAGGAGCTTTGATATCTATAATTGATATCTTTACTTCCCTCTGCGTTGAGTTTCCTGCTGATCTCGCTTCCACTCTAAATAGTTTTTGCATGCTAGCTGGGTCATAAGATCCCGAGTTCGTACCAAGATCTTGTGCCAGGAACCATCCTGTGGATGCCTTTGTGGCAGCAAACTCAAAGTCGCTCTGCTCTTGGGTAGCACTATTCTGATTAACCATCGGAAGTATAGCACAATGGAAAGTATTTGCTGTTTGAATCTCGGCACTGCAAACACCAATCGAGGCGGAGTTTTCTGCCTTCAACTGGCGCTCAAAAGATTCCCCAAGCCAGAATTTTCCACCAAGGTTAGCGTTTTGCGCTGCGGTGGTAGAGATACTAGTATTTGTTATAGTAGGGTTAGTATTCAAAACTTTTCGAATAAAGTTTTGCTTGGACGGGTTAAGACTAATTCTTGTAGTATTTAAGTTGCCCAGGGTTCCGTCTTTGGTGACGCCCAGGACAATGTCACCATTTGTTTCGGTCGTAAACAAAGCGCAAGCAGATCCAGTAACCTTGCCAGTAAAGGCTTGTGACCCGGAAATGATAACACGGCCGGCGGTACAATAAAACGTTGCAGCAAGAGTCCCCGTCACTGGTGTACCTGCACCGGCAGAGCCGCCGACACCGCCGCCGCCGTGGAGGCTGCCCGATGGCCAAACAAATAGTCCCCATGCGCCGCCACCGGCGGCGGAGGCACCAATTGTTCCTGCTGCCCAACCGGCGACACCGGCTGCACTAGCATCAGTGGACTGTTCCCCCAAAAGACGAAGGTAAGTAATAGGAGAGTTATTTCTAAGCCACGCTTGGGCGGCGTAAGCACCATAGGTAGGACCTGTAACACCTCCTCCACGCCAAACGTCGCCGGCGGTGCCGCCTGCAACTGGCTCGCCGAATGTCTCGACAAAATCAGAAAAGGAATTTAGTGTAACCGGGGTCATCCCTGGCCCCTTGCTGGCTCTGCCTATAACGACAGGACCAACATCCGCTGCTGTTCCGGGGAGTTGTGAGTTGTCTATTTCGTCAACAAAGACCCCTGGGGAAATGAACTTGAATTTTTTAGAAGAGTCGATCGCCATTTAATTACTTTCTCCTCGCTTAGAAGTCTGGTATATCGTCACGCAAATAAGGAATTTGCGCTACTATTAAATAGTAACACAAATATTGAAACTCCCTTGAAATACTAAGAGCGATACTTATCTCTCCTTCCTTGGTGATATTCGATCTCATCACCAAGTATGACACGCTCTCTTTGGATTTGAATTTTTGCAGCCGACTGTCGTCGTACTACGTTCGGAGTCTTTTGGTTTTTGTCGGACCCTATAAGATACCCAAGTACGTTGAAGGTTATGTTTGTTTTAAAAATTCTTTCCGAAGTCTCAAGCCCAGAAGAATTATTCTCAAAAGAATATTCCGGAGTTATAAAAGCTTCATAATGATTCTTATTATGACTTATCTTGAAGGCGCTAGGAGTTGATGTTGCGGTTGCAAAAGAGGATAGAATCTGATTCATCTGCTGCTGGTATTCTGTTACAACAGATATCGTATAGTTGACCTCAACAAACGTTGGCATAGGTACGGATAGCGTTTCATAGACAATGTTTTTATTTTCTTTGGGAAAAGTCTGATAGTTTTTTACCATACCGCCCGGAGAATTTCGTATCGCATTTGCATTGGCAAAGTTTTTTGTCTTATCCTGTTGCACCACTCTTGCTATGTCTATCGAGCCACCTCGGTTATAATAATCAAAATATGGAGGTATATGGACACCGTATCGTCCTTTTTTCGTAGGATCGCTGACCATTGAATTCTTTATTATTGAGATTATAGGGTAAATTAAAGTCCTGCCATTGGGTCTTAAAGTCGGGTCGTTCTTTATTTGAAATGCACGCTCAGGAACAGAGTATATGACAGGGACTTTTTTAAATCCTTCGTTTGTTTCTGTAAAAACATCGAGGTCTTCATTTATATATTCATACAAAGCATAATCTACGTCTTCCAGCGTTGATGGAGTCATAGGATATACTGAATATGGCTGTACCCCTGGCGTTTTTGATCTAATTGGCATTGAAGAGTCCTCTTCTTGCTTGTTTGGCCACCAAAGTTACCTCTAGGGAGGTATTGTCGGCAAAGGCACTATCTTGCCCGAACAGGTACCGTGGCTCGAAGACATCTACTATTTCAAAATACATATCGTCATATTGAACAAAATCTCCCAGTCGGGCAAACAAATTTTGATCTTCGGTGAGACGGCGTCTGTGAAGGTGGATGTTTAAATTATACAAATTATCAAAACCATACTTCTCTTGGACCCTATCCGAGCCGGCGTATTCAATGAGTCCGTATACCCTTACTGGTTGCAGGAAAGATTTTTTGATAGCCTCGCCATAGAGCGAGTGATAGTCCGTCCTCTCAACATCTATTGGGTAATACAGAATTTGTTCCCCAACAATTTTCTCAATGATCTCGTCATTGATTTGTTTTACGAAATTACGTTCTGCTTTTCCAACAAAGAGAGGAGGGGGTGGCTGTACCGGCTGGGTCCATTTATTATTTGCCATTATTTAGCCTACGTATATGCCGTGAGGAATTGTTTTTAGTGTCTCATTTACGCTGGCTTGGAGTGCCGCATCACCTTCTGCTAGCTTTCCATAGACCAACTCATCAAGGACGGTCTTAAGTTCCTCTCTAAGTGCTGTCTGTTCCTCTTTGGCCTCGGAGATCAAAGCGGGTCCGTTAAGAGTTACCTCGTTGCCGGGGATTGGGACGCTGCCCAGTTTTGACCTGACTTGTCCCAAAGTTTCTTTGCTTAAGGAGAGAGAAAATCTCCTTATCCATTGCTTTCCTATGCTGTTAATTTTATCATAGGGCAAGTTCGGGAAAGGGAGTGTGTTCATATTGTTCACCCCGTCGGCCCCATACTTTCTATCTGACTTTTCGGTAAATGCATCCTCTGATACCCTAAAGTCTACCCAGAATTTAGACGGATTGTTGCCGTTAGGGCTGGGGAATATTCTAAGTTTGTTCTCATTAATCCTGAACGAGTAATGTGATCCTCTTACATTTAAGTTTTCCTCGTATGCGTAGGCTTGAAGAATATTCTGCCATGCCGGGACTAGTGTAAACACTGTGTCGTCAGCATATTGTCCATATGATGATAAATTTCCAACAGCGCCGACAGCGCTTGCGCCGCCGAAAAATCTCCAGGCAGCTTGGGGTGTCTTATAGTAAACTTTATGGATTGTTATTGCGCTGGTTCCTACCGATCCTGTAAACGCTGCTCCTGCTCCGGTGCCATCAATAGATGCGCTATAAATTATATCTTGTAGATCATAATCCTGAACATCTCTTTCGGCTGTGAAAGACGCTGAAAATATTGTCTGGCTTGCTCCCACGCCCGCATGGAGACTTGCCCCTCTGGCAATGTGAGTGGCATACCCTAGTTGAAATCTGGGAAACTTTAGGTTTGCCTTTGTTGTATACGCTGATCCCGTCAATTCCCCGTCTTGATCAAAAGAACCAGTAGAGTTCCCTAGGAAATCAGATAAAACATTTTTAGCCTGGTGCGTATTTATCAAATAAGAATATTCTAGAACCGCTTCTTCGTAGGCGTTGTAGATGTTTGTGGTGGTTATCTCTAGATCTAGTATATTCCCCCCGAGTTTGTTATACACATAGGCTACTTGATCAACTGCGCCGCTCACAAAGTTATCAGAAGTATAAATTCCATATGCCAAAGAGGACAAAACTTGAGTGCTGCTTCCGGTAGAAGTTAAAACAACGGCGCTATTGGTACTTTTTGGAGATAGGTCAATCGGCATTTAAATACGTTCCTAAAATGTTATGTCGTAACTACAATAATAGTAAATAGTTTTCTCTTATATACTTAGGCTTATAAAAACAGAAAACCTCGCCACATGGACGAGGTTTTCTGCATTGTTATTCAATCTAGCAAGCTAGACCAACAATCTAGTTAGTGATTAACCAACCAAATCAGCCACAACAACAAGTCCGTACATATCTGGACGCACCATCTGCTTAGCATAACGAGTCATCACGCCCTTGCGGGGCACGAAGTCTTCGACACCAAAGATGGTGGGTGTCACTTGCAGTGGCACATACGGAGCGTAAACATAGCCGCTTTCTAAGAAGCTGCTTCCCTTACGTCCGACCAGAAGAAGGTTACGGACGAAGTAAGGATCAACATAGATGTCCATCTTGCGGCTCAAAGAACCAACGTTGACGGCACCCCAGGAGCCCTTATCTTCATCAGAGGCGATATTCGCCTTAAACCCACTTGTGAACTCAAGCAACGAAGCCACCTCAGGAGAGCAAACTACAAAGTTTGCGCCGCCACGAAGAGTCTTGCGATGAATGCGAGCACTCAAGTCGTTAATGGATTCGAGAAGAGTCTCGTACCATTCGCTAACTGTACCCGTGAAAGAGGGGGACAGACTTGTAGTAACGTCTGCGCCAGTTTCACGATTCAAGAACTTACCGGGGCGACGAGACCAGTACAAAGTACCGCCCTTGGCACCGCTAACGAGATCACTTAGGATCTCTTGGTCGATCTCAAGAGCAATTTGCTCCGAAAGAATACTCGTAAGCTCGACTTCGGCGTCGAGGTTATGATAAGCATTCAAGTCTTGAGCAAGCTCAGGACTCCACTTGGCCTTGAGCTTCTTGGTGACGGCTGTCACGGCGATGCTCTCGACCTTGATGTCTATCTCGGGGATAGCCGGTGAGGTTTCAAGATTCCACCCCTGGTTACCGTCAGCGCCACGAAGACCGCCGAAAGGATCGCCGGCGGCGACAAATTCGTCAGTGATCGGGAAGTAAACCGTACCGTGAGTTCCACCTGCCGGAGCGGCGAGGGTGCCGAGCAACGATGCCGACATTTGAACTGCGCTTCGAGTTCCTTCACGAGAAACACCAACCATGTTGAGGACTCTGGTCTCAGAACCACTCATCTGGTTAAGACGGCGAGCATGATATGCGCCCGTGGCAAGACTACCACGACCATCAGAACCCGACATCACGAATGCGGCAAGATTCTTAAAGCCTGCGCCGGTAGACGACGGCAACGAAGCCGAAGCAATAACGTAGGTAGATGTACCCGAAACAAGATCGGGATCGCCACGAAGAATCGCCCACAGGTTTCCACCTGGGCTCGTGTTAGCGTCACCATAAGTACCCGAAGCCCAAACCACAACTGCTCCCGTGTCCGACCCGGTCGGGCTAGAGTAGCCGTTGTTCAAAGAATGGAATCCAAGTTCCTGATTGGCGTCAGCCAAAGAAATACCACCAGTCAAAGCACGACCAACGACACCACCACCATAGAGGGAAGTGTCAGCTTGGTTAGCAAGACGGGATTTTTCGGCACCGGCACCTATCATGCCGGAGTCTGGACTAAAAGCAAAGTCCATGAAGAAGATGAGTCCACTAGGGAGGCTCATCGGTTGAACGGACACAAGGTCCTGGGCCAAAAGGCCACCGAATACACGGCGAACAATTGGGAAAGCAACTGAGGCAAAGCCTTCAACATCACCAGCAGCCATCGTGGTTTGCTCTTTGAGAAGCTGAGCAGCCTGGTTCTCTAGTAGACGAGCCATGGTAGAACGTTTCTGATCGTTCAGGCCCTCTAAGAGTCCAGTCTTTTCCCACTTCCCAAGGAGAGCTTCGCCCTCGTTGGCTAAGGATCGTTGTCGGATTCCTTCTGTAAGAGTGTCTAACATAGTCATTTCTTTAAATCTCCTTGATTTAATTTTTATTATTTATACCTGCGAGCGTAGCCCAGCGATTTGTAACCGGGCTATTATCAGGGGCTTCTTCCTTGCGGTGTCCGCTAAGAATTACAGATGATTTTCTTGATACTGCCTCAGACAACGATTGAGGTCCACTCTTTTTAGTGGTCGCCATTGTCTTTTGAAGGGTCTCGTAGACCATCTTTGCTTCACCCACTGACCGTGTTCCAGAAAGTATCTCAGCAATTTTATTTTTTTGCTGCTCATTCAGGGAGGTGTCTTCGAGGACACGGTTCGCATACAACAATCTAGCATTTGATAGATTAACTTCTTCTAATCTATCTTTTACTTTTACTAGAATATTTTTTAATTCTTTATTTTCTTTTATTACCGATTCAAGCTTTGTGGTAAGACGGGTATGGTCTTCAATATCTTTTTCGTCCATTCCATCGTCCCGAGAAGAAGAAACATCAATTTCTATATCCTCTTCTTTTTTACCCTCAGCTTTATCAGCTTCTGATTCTGCTTGTAATTTTTCTAAGTCTTTCGGGTCAACATCTACAACTAGCATTTCTTTAAACACATCTAAGAGATCCGACTCACTAATTTCTATCTCGTCATCGTTATCATCATTACGATTTGCTGGGGGCTCCAACGAAGGCTCAGCGTCGAGGGGAATGCCGACGGTATCTGCAATTTCTTCCGCATCGAGTTCAAACTCTTGATCCTCGTCTGCCTCTTCGGCACCGGCAGCGGCTATGATCTGGTCTAAATCAACCACAACAATCTCATCCTCTTCTTCCGGATTATGGGCCATTGGAATATTAGCCATAACACTCGACTCTTCTTCTGGAGCCGTTTCGGCGTCGAAATCAAGATCAAGCGGTTCCTCGTCGAGGTCTGGATCTTGCTCTAGTAGTCTCTCGACAGCACTACGAACTTCGTCGGAATACTTCTCGACGACCATAGATTCAGCGTTCTCAATCGCAGCTTGACGCAGTGCTTTTGCGTCGATAATAGCTTCTTCTAACATCTTGGACATAAAAAATCCTCTTTTAAGTCTGAAATTATATCAAAATATATAGTTATTTGGTTGACAAAACGACCAGAATGATGCAAGGTAGTTTATTATTCGCTAATGCCGGAGCCTGTGAGGTGGAACATATTGCCTGCCTCAATGCCTGTCAGGGAAGCGTAAACAGTAATATCTGCGGCATTGGCTGTGGCTTTATGGATAAAAATATCTTTACACTTTGCGTTAAACGTATATGGCTGCGATGAGCCTGTGGGGATAATCATAACTCGGTGGCTTCTGTCTATAACGCCGGCATCGGATCCTGTAGCAAGGAAAGTCAAGTAGACGTTTTCCTTATTAGTAAAAACTGTGAACTCTCTCGTTACAGAGGGAAATGCAACATGAACTTCTTGTCCGCCACCCAAAATTGTTCCCGTGATCCAGGGCGTTCCGCTTACTTGGTATGACCCTACGGAGCCAAGTCCTGGCTTTGGAAAATCTCTAAATCCATTTGTAGACATTTACTATCTCCTAGCTTTCGAGCGTCTTATATCTCTTGGAATAAGTAGTGCTTGTCTTTGTTTATTCGCCTTTTCTATCTTTTTTCTTTCTGCGGCTTTCTTTAAACGGCGGGTTTCAGAAGGCTTTGTGTAGGTTGCTCGGTTCCGGGCTTCCTCTAGAATTCCCTCATTCTTAACCTTCTTGGTAAAGCGGCGTACCATTTTGTCGGGATTATCGTTACATTCGGCTGCCGTAACAGTAATACGGGTACGAATTTCCCTAGGTCCTCTATTGTTGTTGCTATGTCTCATATTATCTACTTTCTATTGCCTTCAGCAATTTTTGACCAGCTTGCAATCCCCGGTATTGAAGATAAATCAACACCGGAATCGCCTGGGGCTATGCCGGATAGTGCCCCCTTACTACTATCTGATGGGAGTGGCTTCGTTCCTTCGAATAAAGCTGGGTTGGAAAACTTATTTTTGATATCGGAGTAATCGTTTGCCATCGCTGCAATAACTTTTTTTCTTGTTTCGTCTTGACCTAGTGACGAGTTGGATTTTTTACTAGCTTCGGCAATGATAGACAACCTGCTCTCCCTTAGGGGGGCTGAACCTTGGAGCCCTTGAGCCACCTCCGCTATAATGCCCGATAAGACGCCCTCCTCAAAGATGACCTCCTTCACACATTCTTTAATCATATTTTTTAGTTCTGATTTTTTCATTGTTCTCTTTCTGGTGCTCCTTACGCACCTAGTATATAGTATCCCCGAGTGTTAGGTGGCATTTCCGTTTACTGACAGACGAGCCCACTTGCTACCGGTCCAGATGTATTGGACTGTTGTCCCTATTGGGGATGTGCCGGCGGATGCCTCGCCAACCACAGTAGTGATTTCGGAG